AATTTTTCATCATCATACAAAACATTGCGAACTAGCTGAACCTAATGCAGTTAGAGATTTACCTTCTAAGCATCATAATACACAGCACTGGAACGGACATGTGCCGCATGGTCTACATCCTATCCCAGGATTAAATGAAAATGAAATTCCTGGACATAGTATGGGCTTTACTGGTGGTGTCGGGCCTGGAATGCAAGATTATGTAGTAGATGAAACTCCATTAGAGTTGGATCGTAATAATCCAATGGCTAGTACAATACACAATCACAAAGGTGCTAATCCTGGCAGTATCGAGTATCGCATTATGCGAGCACGTTATCAGTTAAGAGATTTGGCCAAGCAAGCCGAAAGCGATAGTCCGCTAGTATGGCAACATATTGCTAGATTATTTCCAGAACTAGCAATGAACATTGAACAAATCGATCACGGACTTAGCGAATTAAAAAATATTCGCAGTAAGGGCGGAAGAAACAGTAAAAACATTCCCGCCTTGGAAGCAGTGATGCCAGCTATTAAAGCTGCCAAACCAGCTACTCCAAAAACAGTTAAACCAAAAGCAAAGACAAGCGCATGTAAAGCCGGTCAAGTACAAACCGGGATGCAAATAAAAGACGGAAAGTCTGTTCCTAAATGCTCGGTGACTAGAAAAAAATAACAGGAAGACAATAATGAACTTAAGAGATCTCATGAACCGTCTTGATAAAATCGAGACTAGCCTAAACGAAGCAGTAACTATGCAAGATGTTCAAGCCGCTATCGCTGGCAAGAGCAACGAACAAGATCGTGCTAAGGCATTAATGGATTTGGCGGCATCAGGTGGATTGCCAGGTTTATACGATCCAGTTAGTGGTTATTTTGTAAGTTCACAACCAGATACATCAAATTGGCCTGAACAAAAACCCCGTATTAGTTCTACAGGATCAGAAGCTATTAATAAACAATTGGCCGGTTTAGGCCTAATTCCTAAGAACGCAAACCAATCAACTTTAGGCGGACTATTTGGTACTGGTAGTTTCTTTGGTAGCAGTGAAGAAAATAATAAAGCACGTCAAGATAATGTAACAACTAGCGATAGAGTTATTGCTAAACAGACTAGCGATAGAGTCAACAGCGAAAACTTGAAAAAGTTAAACGATATAGTAACAAAATTAGAACAAAGTATTGCCGCTAGTATAGATTCTAAGAAAGGACAAAATCCAAATATTGACGATGCTACACGTAAAGCCGCACTAGCGTCAGTTAAAGAAGATATCGAAATTGCTCGACAGTTAATTGAAAGTTTTGGTTATGTTTCCGAAATGGGTGCTGTGGGTAAAGCCGCAGTTGCAGCAGGTGCTGGAGCAGGAATTGCCGCTCACAATGTATTAAAAGCTCCGCCTGGAGAAGATGAAGACTGGTGGGATCATGAAATCATTTCAGGTATTCCATATAGCCCGTTAGATGTAGCTATGGATTTAGGAATTGTTGCCGCTGGGTTTGCCCTTGGATCAGTAGCTGGGCCTACTGGAGAAATAGCCGCATTGGCATCTAATGCTAGTCGCATTGAAAAAATAGCGCATGTTATTAAAGTAACATTTGCTAAATTAGGCACATCTGTAAAAGGCCAAGAAGCCTTGAAAGCAATTAAAACTGCAGTTATAGCATTTAAGGATAATGCTAAATTTTCCTTAATTGCTAATACTATTATTAACTTGTTAAAAGATGCTCATGTAATTAAAGAATCCGATAGTATTGCATTTTTAACAGCAAGATTACAACTGATAGAACATATAGCCGAAATTGAAGAAAACTGGTTAACCGATTTAGGTGCTGGAGCATACAAACTAGGAAAACCACTTGTAACACACGCTCCTAGAGAAAAAGTTCTTCAATTAACATATGATGACTTAATGACTATCGACGGAAAAGATCTAATTAGAGAAATTCCAGACACATTTAGAAGCAAAGTAGTCGATTGGTTAAAGGCTCATCCAGGACAAACTATTGGAGCGGCAATTGTAGCATTAGGTCTTTCTAATATGCCAATCGGAGGAAGTACTGGAGATACTCCAACTACTCCTGGAACAACGCCATTAGGACAAGGCGGAACTGCTAAAAAATGGCCTACAACTCCAGAAGAGATTAAAGCATTCCAAAAAGGTACAAAAGATCCACGCACTGGTGGTGATTTAGTTGTTGACGGTATTATTGGTAGCCATACATACCAAGCATTGATACAACAAGGATATAAACCACCATCAGATTTTGGCGTTACTCCGTATAAGACAAATCAAAAGAAACCTGATGATAAAAAGCCAGAAGAGAAAAAGCCAGAAGAGCCAGCAAGTACAACTATTACTCCGACACCTGAGCAGGCCGAAATGATAGCTCAAATTAAAGAGCTTCAAATGCAATTGTCAACTGTTGAAGACAATCCTGAAATAGAACAGGCAGTAAAACACAGTCAAGAAGTGTTGGACAAGTTTGGTGATCAAAAATAATTTAACTCTTGATTTCCCTGTATAAGTAGTATATAATAGGCATATACATTAGGAGATTTACATGGCAGGACGATCATACGGCGCAGAAGAAAAGGCAAAATTAGAACGACTAATTAGTGAAGGTTCTACAGTACTTCGCGAAGTAGAAGACTTACAAGAAGGCTTAAAAGATACAGTTAAGGCAGTAGCAGAAGAATTACAAATTAAACCAAGCGTTATCAATCGTGCTATTAAAATTGCCCACAAAGGTGATTGGCAGGCTTATAACGAAGACTGGGAAGAAATTGAAGCAATTTTAGATATTACAAAACGTATCTAATAAGTATAAAGAGAAAGGTCGGCTGGCCATAAACAGCATGAAGGTATTTGAGAGCCTAAAGTCTCAAGAGGAAGAAATATGAGCTATGTAGACGCATGGTTTGACCGCGAGAACGATATCGTTCGAGTAGTCGAACGCAATAAAAAGGGTGAACGAGAATTTCGAAATATACCCGTTAAGCATACATTTTATGTAAAAGATCCCCGAGGTAAACACACCTCAATTTACGGAGATGCGGTTTCCCGTATACTTTGTAAAAATACAAAAGAATTACGCAAAGAACAAGCCATTAATAGTGGCAAGGAAATGTACGAAAGCGACATTAATCCGATCTTTGTAACACTAAGTGAAAACTATCTTAATCAAGATGCTCCTAAATTAAATGTAGCATTTTTTGATATTGAGGTAGACTTCGATCCAGAACGTGGCTATGCGTCACCAGATGATGCGTTCATGCCTATCACTGCTATCGCTGTCTACCTACAATGGCTAGAGACTATGGTATGCTTGGCTATTCCTCCTAAGAAAGTTAAGATGGAAGATGCCAAGGAAATGGTCAAAGACTTTCCCAACACATATTTGTTTGACAACGAAACAGACTTGTTAAGTATGTTTCTTGATCTCATACAAGACGCCGATGTTGTTAGCGGTTGGAACAGTGAAGGATTTGATATTCCATACACAACCAATCGTGTTATTAAGGTATTGAGTAAAGAAGATACAAGACGTTTCTGTTTATTTGATCAATTACCAAAGAAACGTGAATACGAAAAATTTGGGCGCACAAGTACAACATATGACTACATTGGTCGTGTACACTTAGATTATCTAGAATTGTATCGCAAATATACATATGAAGAACGTCATAGCTATCGACTAGATGCTATTGCTGAATATGAACTAGGCAAGCGTAAAACACAATACGAAGGCACATTGGATCAACTATACAACAATGACTTTAAAACATTTGTTGAATATAACATCAATGACTGTAAACTGCTTGACGACTTAGATAAGAAGTTAAAGTTTATGGATCTTGCCAATACACTGGCACATGAAAACACAGTACTTCTACAAACTACAATGGGTGCGGTGGCTGTGACTGAACAAGCTATTATTAACGAAGCACATCGTAGAGGATTTGTTGTTCCTAATCGTACTAAGATGAGTGAACGTGAAGATACTGCGGCGGCTGGTGCTTATGTAGCATACCCTAAAGAAGGTATTCAAGACTGGGTTGGATCATTAGATATTAACAGTCTATATCCTAGTGCTATTAGAGCACTTAACATGGGCCCAGAAACTATTGTAGGACAACTACGTCAAACAATGACTGAAGAATTTATCGAAACACAAATGGCCAAGGGCAAATCATTTGCGGCTGCATGGGAAGGTAAATTTGGCAGTGACGAATATGAAGCAGTAATGAATCAAGAGATTGGCACAGACATTACTATCGACTGGGAAAACGGCGATACTGATATTCTAAGCGCCGCCGAAGTTTATAGATTAATCTTTGAAAGTAACCAGCCTTGGATGCTGTCAAGTAACGGTACTATCTTTAGTTATGAAACTGAAGGTATTATTCCAGGTTTGTTAAAGCGTTGGTATGCCGAACGTAAAGAGATGCAGGCCAAACTAAAAGAAGCTATAAATGCTGGAAACAAAATTGAAGAAGAATACTGGGACAAGCGACAACTGGTCAAGAAAATTAACTTGAATAGTTTGTATGGTGCTATCCTTAATAGCGGATGTCGATTCTTTGACAAGCGTATTGGACAATCGACAACTCTAGTTGGTCGCCAGATCGCAAAACACATGGCCAGTAAAGTAAACGAAATCATTACTGGCGAATACAATCACATAGGAAAAGCAGTTATATATGGTGACACTGATAGTTGTTATTTTAGTGCTTATCGCACTTTACAGAAGGACA